CAACGTCCATCCGCTCCAATGCTTGATAACACATGTGGATGCAGTCGATATAGCCGTCACTGCCGTCAGCGCCGAAACGATACGGCATTCCGATTAGATCACTGCAGTCGGACACTGTTACTAATCGGCAAGTTGCCAACCATGCGCTGCGTTAATGAACGTCTTGGTACGTCCGTTCCAACAGCATCCAAGACAGAACTCAGCTCTAAATTCAGCGAGACGTTATCCCACTGACCGCCAGTTACTTGGCCGGTGTAAGTGTGAACAGTCGTGTGCGTTGCTGTGAGCCCTGACTCAGGGTCAGAGTCTTCGATGATCAGCACCTCGATTTCCATTAAATAGCTGCTTTTGATTGCTGCAACAGCCCATTCACGCGTCAAATCATTGTTCGGGAAGACAAGAGACGCTTCCATGCCATCACCTGTGCGGTTGACGGTGACACCAGAAAAGCCAAACGGGGCAAACTGATAGCTCTGTGGCGTCGTCTCCGTTGTGCCTTGGTGGCTCAACCTCTTGCCAATGAAAAAGTTTTGAAACCGGAAGTCAACGGTGTCTTTAGGTGTGATCCTTACAACGTGACCAAAAGCAAACTGCGTCACATCCCGACCCTCTTACGAGTGCTGCCGCTCATCTGCAGTCGTCTCAGCGTTTGTTGCTCACCCTGTTTAGCGCCTTGGGAAGCAGCTTGCCTCATGCCAGCTTGGAACTGATCAGCAGTCACATAATCAACGCTGTTGATACGCTCCACGGTGTAGCGAACGTCGATTGGTGCGGCAACTGCTGTTCCGCCACCTTCGCCTGACGTTCCAGAGCTACCTGCTTCTGGTAT